GTCCAAGCAAACTCATACATAGAAAAAGAAAGTTTTTCCGAAAACAATTTATCCCAAATTAAAAAGCACTTGCAAGGTGGCAAATCAAAGTAATTACCGCCCCAAATGATTTGATTTTTTGATATTCTTTGCAATTCTATAAAATATTCTTTTTTGGGTGGCTCATTATCCCAAATAGCCTTTTTATGCCCAGAGTGTTTTTGTCCCTTATACCTTCCAATGCTTTCATTTATGTTTATTCCATAAGGCGGGTCAACCACAGCCAAATCGAAGTATTTATCGGGATAGCGCGACATTAAAGCCATGCAATCCTCATGGTAAACCTCAGAAACAGCCATAATCAACCCTTCTTCTCCGCGTAGTGTGCCTGACCAATCTTGGACAGGTACGCCTCCCGCGACGGGTTCATGTTCATCTCGGCAAAGTAAGCCTTCAACGCGGCATTCAACAGCCCCGTGTCGCTCATCTCGTTGTCCAACGCATAACCCTTGAACAGATGCAACATCTTAGGGTTGCGTGGATACCACATCACACCCTTACGTCTTATATTTTTCCCTTTCATGTAACAAAATTACAATAAAATACAATACGCTCAAACTCCCCATAGTATATGCCAACCTTTGTATTATGATTGGCATCGCACCCAAGACCTATACCGTCAACAAAGACACCGAGTACCCCATAATGATGCTCGACAAGCACATAGGCTTCGACGAGAAGATGGGATACGGCATCAACGGCAGCGACTTCGCCACCGAGATATACAACCTGTGTGATGAAGGAGCCAAAGAAATCACTATCAAGATAAACAGTCCGGGCGGCTCCATCACACACGGGATGAGCATCTACAATGCTATCCTCGACGCACCCTGCAAGATTAACACCGAGAACATCGGAGTAGCGGCATCCATAGCCGCGTGCATCTTTCAAGCAGGACGCAAGCGCATAGCATACGACTACTCTCTAACCATGATGCACAACGCATATAGCGGAAGCGACGCGGCACAGCAGAAGGTTATCGAGAAGTTCAACTCAGCAGTCTGCACCATGCTATCACGCAAGGCGAACAAGCCTGAGCGCGACATCCGTTCCATGATGAGCAAAGAGACATGGCTCACGGGCGCGGAGTGCTTAACCCTCGGCTTCTGCGACGAGTGCAAGGCTTCCAATACCATCAATATGCCAAAGGGTTACCCAAAGAACTCGGCATTAGAGATATGGCAAAGCATTAACAATCAACTCAATTTCACAACCAAAACAAATAAAATGGAATCAATCCTGAATCATTTCAGCCTGCCTGAATCAGCGACCGAGACAGAGGTGCTGGCGAAGGTTAGCGAGATGGAGAACCTGTACAAAGAGCAGGTAACATCTGCCAAGGCAGAGGTTGAGGCGTTGCAGAACAAGGTTACCGACCTTGAATCAGCACTCAACAAAATCAAAGAAGAGGAAGTGGCCAAGCAGGCTGCCGCCCTCGAAGCAGAAGCTAAGACCTTCTGTGAGAAATTACAGAAAGAGGGTAAAATCAGCACAGCGGCAGAAGCATTGCAGAACAGCGTTGCGTCTTATGTTGCCAACCCCTCAGCGTTCCGTTCAATCTTTGAGCTGGCTCCAGTTAACAAGGCCAACGGAACCAACATCCAAACCGAAGGCAAAGCGGTTGTACCGCACGGCCCCGGCATGGTACACCTTGAACTCGAGAAAATCCAAAACAAAACCAAAAACAACTAAACAATGGCCGACGCCTTAGTAATTAACGACACCACCTACGCGGGTGAACACGCAAGCTATATGCTTGTCCGCGCGGTGGTAGGAGCAGACACCGTTCAGAAGGGTGCTGCTATGGTGCAAGATGGCATCAAGAAGAAGTTCACCATCCCCCGCGTAGAAGTGGGCAACTTCATGCAGCCTCGCGTTGCTACTCCAACCTCTAAAGGCTCTATCACCGTAGATGCCGCCAGCTTGGAGCCTGCTAACCAGATGTTGTATGTGGAGTTCAACCCCCGCGACTTTGAAGCACACTGGTTTGCAACTCAGTTGGAAAACCGTTTGATTGATGAAACTCTTCCAGCAACCGCTGAGAATTTTATCATGCTTCAAATGATGAAGCGTTTGAACGAATGGTTTGAGATGGCCTTCTGGCAATCACGCACCGAATTCAACCCTGCTGGTCCTGCCGTAAACCCTTCCACTAAGGGCGTAAACGAGAGCGGCTCACCGTTCTACGACAGCGACGGAACCCCGTCTATGTACTACTGGAACGGCTTCATCAAGAAGGCTATCGACAGCACTGCGACCGTGAAGGTGACGTCTCCTGTGGCTTTGACCTCTGGAAACGTGCGCGACAAACTGACTGAGGCCCTTGCCAAACTTCCGAAGGCGTTGCTCTTCAAGTTCGGAGCAGGAGGAACCCGCATCCTTATGTCTTACCAAGATAAGGCTAAGTACGACGAGGCTCTTCGTACAGACACCTACAAGAACATCATGTCAAACGAACCCGGCTACGACAAGTATCGCGGTTATGACATCGTGGTTCTTTCTGGTTTGCCTGAGAACACCTTCTTCGTTGTTGTAGCTCGTCCTGACAACCAGTCAAACACTTGGATTGGCATCAACTCCGTTGACGACAACACCTTGAACCTTCAGCGTTTGCAGAACAACTCCGAGTTGTACTTCATCAAGGGTCTGTTTAAGACCGACGTGACCTTCGGCTTCTTCGACCAAGTAGTATTGTACACAACCCAAACAGCATAATAACCATGAAAAAAATCATCTTCCTTTTACTTTGTGCCTTATCCTCATTGGTTGTTAGCGCACAGTCCATTGCGCCTCGTTACGGCATCACCGAGAACGACGACAACACAGGACGGGTATTGACTTATGGTTATGTTGTTGGCAACGATGCCGCAGGCAACGACTCCATCACCGTGTTTGTTCACGATTATGAGACCTTGCTTCGTCCTTCCGCTAACATCACCGATAGCGTGAACATCAAGTGCGTTATCACTCGTGCAAACGCTGGAGACAAGCTCGTGGTGGCCGTTGCAAAGGGTACTGGCTCAGGTGCTATTCGTTTCCCAACCGCTTCCTTTATCTGCGATGTGGCTCCTATCAGCACGGCTACACGTTACACCATAGCCGCGAATAAGGCTGCCGTATTTCACTTTGTATTCAACGGTAGCAAGTTCGTAATGTGCGGTAAAACCATACAACCTTAACCTTATGTTTGAAAACCTCAAGAATCATATCAACTCCACCGAGTTAGGTGGGTTGTATGTCAACCTTAGCACCGGGGAGTGGGTCGGTGGCCCTTCCGAGGGTTATGAGTACAAGTCCAAAGCCGAGATACTGGCCTTGGAGGATGGCCCAGACGATACCTCCGAAGGTGGCGAAGGCCCAAAGAGAGGGCGCAAAAACAAGTAATAACGAAGGCCCCCGTTTCATAATGGGGGCCTTTTTAATAACAACAAAACAATGCAACTACCATTCGTAAAGATTGTCAACGGACAGGGCGGCTTGCAAAGGCAACCCACAGGGAGCGACTTCATCAGCGGCTTAATCGCCTACATGACCACGTTGCCCAGCGGGTTTGCTTCCAATGCTCGCACAAAGATTGTTAATAGTGTTGCTCAGGCTGAAGACTTGGGCATCAACTACCTCTACTCGGATGCCACCGCTCAGACGGGCGTTGTGCAGATTACTGCCGCTGGAAACAATGGCGACACGCTTACCATCTTTCACTTGAATGTGAAGGGAGAGAGCGTAAACCTCGGAACCTACACCAAGGTGTCGGCTCACGCCAACGCCAACGCTGTGGCTACTGCTGTGGCCGCTGTCATCAACACGGGAACCAATGTACACGGATACACCGCTTCTGCGGCTACCTCCAACGTGACCATCACCATCCCGAAGTTCAACGGTGTTTCACCGGGTACTCTTAGCACCGTTATCACGGGAGCAATGACAACGGGTATAACACAAGCGACAGGTGGCTCTATAAGCCCTATCGCGGTGCTTCGCTATCACATCGGGGAATACTTCCGTATTATACCAAACGGAAGTCTATACGTGCATATTCCCGGTTCTACCTACGGCACGAACTTCGAGGAGATTACCACCTTGCGCAACTTTGCCGAAGGCAAGATTCGGCAGATGGCTATCATGCATGACCTTGCGACCGGGTTTGCTACCAATCAGGTTACCAAGATACAAGCCCAGATGGATGCCGCTTTTGCTGCTTACCGTCCTATGGTTGCCTTGTTCGCTCCTGAGATTAGCGGCACGACTGACCTCAGCGCATTGGTTGACCTTAGCGGATTGGATTCCGAGATGGTGTCCGTTCAGATTGGACAAGATGCAGGTGGTACAGGTGGATGGTTGTACAAAGCTAATGGCAAGTCCATCAGCGACTTGGGCGCAAAGCTCGGAGTACTGTCCTTGTCAAAGGTGAGCGATTCATGGGCGTGGGTAGGTGCGTATAACATGACCGACGGAACCGAGCTTAACACCATCGGGTTCAGCAACGGCACGACCTACGCAACAGCCGAAACGAACAACGTGCTTGACCAGCTTGCAACCTACGGGTACTGCTTCCTGCGCAAGATTACTGACTTCGTTGGAACCTACAACACCCAGCCCAACACAGCTACATTGGAGACCAGCGATTACCGTTTCCTCTACAACAACCGTACTATACAAAAGGCGGGCCGCGTAGAGCGCATAGCGATGATTCCTTTCCAGTCAAGCCCTATCATCTTGAACAGCGATGGGACGATGACAGACGTTACAATAGAGACCTTCTCAGGTGCTATTGGTCAACAGCTTGATGTTATGGTTCGCGCAGGTGAACTGAGCAACTACGCTGTTACCATCAACCCTGCTCAGAACGTGCTATCCACCTCGTCTGTTGACATCAGCGTAGCGTTGTTGCCTGTGGGCGTGGCCGATTACATCACCATTACAAACCGATTCACCGTAACCTTAGCATAATCATGGCTACAACTTTAATCAATGGCGTAAGCTACAACTGGGGCAGCGTTTCCTTTGTGGCGGGTGGTCTGCCTATTGTGGGCATCACCAAGATTGCCTATAAGAAAACGCAGATGAAAGAAAATATCTACGGAGCGGGCTATGCGCCTGTTAGTCGTGGGTATGGCAACAAGGAGTACGAGGGAAGCATCACCATTAAGCGCGAAGAGCTGAACAGGCTTATCGACGCGGCTCCCAACAAGAATATCGAGGAGATACCTCCGTTTGATATTCCTGTGGTGTTTAGCGATGGCACACGCTTGCAACCTCGGAAGGATACGTTGAAGATGGTGGAGTTCAAAGGGTTTGACATGACCACAAACCAAGGCGACACCTCGATAGACGTTGAGATTGAGCTTGTTATTGGCGATATAGTTTCGATTTAATAACTACCTTTGCAGCTATGACTGCACAGGACATTGAAACTAAAGAAGCTGAGTTAACAGCTAAACACAATAGAAAAGTTACCGCGTACGTTTTCCGAACCCCGGAAGGCGACGCGGTTCTTTTTTTGAAGAACCCCAGCCTTGAAACCAAGATGCTGGCATGGGATGAGTGGGCGAAGAGCCGGGCATTCAGCGCGAAGTATCTCTTTGATGCTTGCGCGATTGTGGAGGATAGTGACCCGCGATTTTGGAGTGGCAAGGAGGCCGATGAGGCGTTGCTGTTGGGTGCGTACATGAAGGCGGAGGAGCTTGTTGAGTTCTATATTGGGGATGTAAAAAAAAAGTCTGGGACGCTTACGAAGTAGCGTGGAAGACTATCAATGATGGAGGTGAGGCTGGCATTATGCAATGGGCTGCTTGGGTTAGGTACTTCTTTAGTGTGGATTTGATGAAGCAGGAGCCAGAAGAGGTGGGCAAGTTGATAGCGCAATGCAAGTTTATTATGAAACAAAAAGGTTATACCTTTAAGTCATGAATCAAGAGATTAGGTACACGCTAAGCCTGCGCGATTATTTTACAAAGGCTATAAAAGACGCGGCCAAGGAGGCTGAGAAGCTCGACGAGAATCTCAAAGACGTTGAGAAAGACCTCAAAGACGTTGAGCGTGGCCTTGCACGGATTGAAAAGAGACAATCATCTGGAGGAGGCGGCAGACGTGGCGGTGGACGTGGTTTTAGCTTTGGCGATGACGGAGGCGGTAGTGGAGGCGGTGGCGGTCGTGGCGGTAGGCGTGGCGGCTTTTCTGGTGGTGCTGGTGGTGGCGGTCGTGGTGGGTTTGTTCCGCCTGAGTTTCAGCAAACGGCCAGCGATTCAGACTTCGGAAAAGGTAAAGGGTCAAGGTTTGCAGGGTTAGGTGCTTATGGCTCAAGAGCCTTGGGTGCTTTAGGCATCGGCTTTGGGACTTATGAGGTTGTTAGGTTTGGCAAGGCTGTTGTTGATGCCCTTGTTAACTATGAGTACTTCAGCGCGAGCCTCCGCACATTGATGCGTGGCGACGAGCAGGTGGCACAAGCGTTACAGACGCAGCTTGTTGCGTTGGCAAAGGAAACCCCGTTTAGTTTAGTCGAGGTTCAAGATGCTACCAAACAGCTTATAGCTTATGGGTTCAGCGCGGGAGATGTAACCAAGAACATTCGGATGTTGGGCGACGTGGCATCGGCATTGAAAATTCCGTTTAGCGACATCGCTTATATCTACGGCACATTAAAAACTCAAGGACGCGCATACACGCGCGACATCATGCAGTTCACCCAGCGTGGTATTCCGGTTATTAAAGAGCTGGCAAAGCAGTTCAATGTAACTGAGGCCGAAGTTTCTAAGATGGTTGAAGAGGGCAAGGTCGGGTTTAGCGACATTGAGAAAGCGTTCCAGTCTATGACTGCATCGGGCGGGATGTTCTTCAACATGATGCAGCAGCAGTCGAAAACAACGGGCGGCCAGATTAGTATGCTTGGAGACAGTTGGGAACAGCTAAAGGTTAGTATTGGGCAGTCGCAGACAGGTGGAATAAACAGTATCACATCGGCATTAAATTATTTAATTGATGCTATGGGTTCCAGTATTAGCTTGGCTAATAAGATGGACGCGGCCTTTAGCAAGTATGGGGCTGTAGGATATAGTGCTGTTGCAAGAAATTTACACAATCTTGCTTCGTATGTAGGTTTGGAGCAGTTGGCTTCTGCTATGGGTTCGCCCGATGAAATATCACAAGTGTTGGGTTATCAAACACAAGCCAATCAACGTGCGCAGTTAGCATCAAAGAGCAAGATGTCCGCATTGACTGAAAAAATAGCCGTCAGCAAGCAGTTACAGGACATCCGAAGACAATACAAGGCAGGAGAGATAGACTTTCAAAAGTTTAGCAATATATCTGCCGTTCTTTTGCAAAGCTATTCAGAACTTGGAGGTATTGCGAGGACGTTTGATATGAAGGGAAATGCACCCGCTCCCGCTGGTGCATCTACACCCACAGGTGCAGCAACAGCCGAGGCGGCAGCAAGAGCAAGCGCACCGAAGTACACGCAGATTCACATTAACATCGCCGAGATGAAAGCGGCTGAGAACATCGAGATAAGCAACGCTAAAGAACTCGACTACCGAGTGGTATCAGATAAGCTCATGGAGATGATTACAGGAGCCTTAAACGACGCGCAACGAATGAGTGTACACTAATATGGCATTACAAGACATCAACCTCAACTTCCCATCTTCGCCACAAGCTCAGATTAAACGAGCCTATCAGATAGCGAGTGCCATCGGATTAAACGCTGCAGCTACGAGTGCCATAAAGACCTACCTGCCCACGTCGAGCGGACAAGAAAGCAAGCTGGGGCCGAACGCACGTAGCTATCTCGGTGGCATCGTCGTGAGCAACCTGAGCATAGGTGGCGACACCTACACGCGAGGCGACGGCACGGTGGTTCGGTTTGGCGACATGGAGTTCGATGCTGTTTTGTTTCAGGTGGACAGGCCCAAGAACATCGTCTACACCGACATCCAAGGCAAGGATGGAAGCGTGAAGGAGTACATAGGTGCATCGGATTACCGCATCACCATTAACGGGGTTATTGCAGGCGATAACGGACGCTACCCAGATAAGTACAACGGTGCGCAGT